TATCCGCAGCCGTATATCATGCCGACCTATTCGGGCAATGATGCTACTACCGCGTTCGCCAAGGACGTGGCGCAGTTGTCGGTTCCGGCGTCGATCAACATGCAGAAGCATGGCGCGTTCAGTTTGAAAACGCCCGTCCATCCGTGTTCGGTGGACTGGTCTAGGATTGCGTTGCAATCGATGCCATCGGGCGACAGCTTGGCGAGTTTGTCGATAATTAGTTGCTTGGCGCGTTCGGTCGGATTGGCGCGTTTGCGCTTCCGCATTTCGAGGAAGCCAGCCCATGCGTCGGGAGATATGCAATCAGGCAATACGAACGCAGGTTTTGCCTTCGCGCTAGGATAAGGAGGCGTAGCCTTCTTATCCTTACTAACGGTTCCTAACGTATTGGGTGCATTTAATGCGGGGGTTAGGTGCATATCATGCGGGGGTGCAGCATTTGCGGGGGTGCATTTAATGCGGGGGTGCACATAGTAATTTGTGCCCTTGCCCGCGTTCATTTGCCTATGAATATGGTCGCCATCGCACAGCCGATTTAGTGCGGATTGAACCGCTCGTTCGCACAGGCTCGACCGCTCGCACAGTTTCTTGATTGAAGGCCAGCACCGCCCGCCGTCGCTTTCATTCGCCCAATCCGCAAGCGCCAGCAACACCAGCTTGTCAGTCGGTTTAATGTCTAGCGCCCATGCGGCAGTCATCAACGCAATGCTCATGCTTGCACCGCGCGTGTGTCTTGTTGTATATACAAATCCATCGGCGAACGCCTTTCGCTTGATAGGGCGGGACAGAGCGCTGCTAACGCCGTCCCGCCCGCCCTACTTTATGCCCCGATTGTCACAGAAACGCAACCGCCCTTGATGACCGGCCCGCGTTCCAGCGTCACGACACCACCGTCACAATATCAGGGTAGCACGACTGGAACACCGACAGCCTAAGCTGAAAGTCGGTTAGCGCCATGCCCTTGCTATCCTCGACCACGGCCCCGCGTTCGTCGGTGTAGGCAAAGTCCCACGTCATGCGCAGTTGCCGCTTGTGCGAGCCACCAGCGCGGCCCTGCGACATAAGCGGCAGGCCACCCATGCCAAATAGCGGAAACGCGGCTTGTGTGCGCAGATCGCGTATCTCGCCAAGGCGTTGCAGCAAGTGCAACTCACCGCAGCGCCGCGCCTCTTTCTTGGACGGATGCGATGCGCCGCACGCCTGGCACTTGGCCGCGATAGCTTTGTATTTATGCACCCTCACACCCGCCCCCGTCGAAACTCACCGAAGCTATCGAGGTGCCGCTCCAACGCCTTGCGCCGTTTCTCGACATTCTCCGGCGATTGCTTGCACGCTGCAAGGTCACGCCCCGCGCGTGATGCTGGCGCTAACAGCGGCGCGGGGACTGCATGGCGGGCGTATTGGCCGTGGTGGCGTAGGGTCATGTTGCTTCGACCTCGTATTTATACGTTGATACATCATCAATGATTACCCATCCGTCTGGCAGTTTTTCGCCGCACTCCATGCATGTCATGCAAGCGACGACCCCATTGTCAAAGTTTAACAACGGCCACGGGAACACAGACGGATGGGCGCAAATCATGCGGCTTCGACCTCCGGCTGCAAGTCGTCACCCTCGTCAAACATGCCGCCAGTCTTTTGACCGATACGCGCCATATTCTTGACGGCCTGCTTGAAATAGGACGGCTTCAATTCAGCCCCCGCGCCCTTGCGGCCCATTTCGGCAGCAACGAAAACCTCGCTGCCAATACCCGCAAACGGACTGAATACGATGTCGCCGGGATTGCTCCACAGGTCAATGCACCGCTCGATAACGTCAAGCTGCAACGGGCAGATGTGGCGCTCGTCATCGCTATCGCGGCCACCACGATATTGCAACGTGCGGCTCTGGTTCACGTCCATCCATACCGGCGATGCATATTTCTGCCACAGCCCGACCGGCAGGCTTTCGTGCGTATGCGTGACAGGCTCGGGATTGTCGCCAGCCTTGCGAAGCGTCACCACGTAATCCGCGAAGCCCTGCCGAGACATGCAGCTATCCTTGCGAAGTTGCTTGTAGAGCAGGCCGAGCGCCTTGGTACGCTGCATTGCCGTAACAGGGTCTTTCCAGATGCACACACGGCTGTGAAAAATGAACCCGTGCTTTTGCGCGGCGGCAATCAGTTCGCCGGGGAAGTCGCGCGCACCGATAACGCCGTCGCGCGTCTTGCTCGTCGGCATATCCATGCAATGCATCGACAGCAAACGACCGGGCTTCAGGATGCGGTTCAGTTGCTCCAGCACATAGCCGAAATGCTCCTGAAACTCATCGTGCGAGTTACAATTGCCGAGATCGCGGTCGCTGTTCGAATAGGTATACATCGAAGCGAACGGCGGAGAGAAAACGGAATAGCCCACGCTCTCAGCCGGAAGCTGTTGCATGACCTCGATGCAGTCGCCGTTCCACAGCGCCCAGTTTTTGCCCTCGGCGTAATCCAATGCTTTGACCATTATGCTACCTTCCAGAATGATGGGAGTTGAGTTTGCGCCGGAACATATCCGGCCTTGTCGCGGGATTGCCCCTTGATATCGACCGACGTAATGTCAGCCATGTTCGCGACCATTGCGGCAATCATACGCGCCGCATCAGCCTCTTTCCGTTGCAGGTTGGCGACAACAGCGCCTTCCGTTTCCGCCGCGATGAAGTGGACGTTGACGGGGTTAGTCTGCCCGAAACGCCAAAACCGCCGCACAGCTTGGAACACTTGCTCGAAGCTGTCGTTCAGCCCGACAAATGCAGTGTCGCAGCAATGTTGCCAGTTCATCCCGAACCCGCACACCGACGGCTTGGTGACGATGACGCGAATGTCACCCCGAGCAAAAGCTTCAAGCCGCGCCTCTTTCAGTTCTTCGCTGTCGGCACCGTTGACGCCGACAGCGCCAGGGATTGCCTTAATCAGCGCGTCAGTCTCGGCATTGAGATTGCACCACGCCACCCAAGGCCGGTTGTTGCCGTTGATAATCGAAGCCGCACACGCGACGCGCTCGGCAATCGTATCACGGCGCGCCCCGATACGTTCCTGCATGGTGCGAGCCTCAACCGGAAACAACAGTCCAGTTTCGAGTGACGGCTTGTATTCAACCGCGACCGTATGCTGATTGGTGAGCAACGGCGGCAGATTGTGCAGCGCATCGTCATAGCCAAGGTCGGACGGCTTGGTGAGCATGACCGCCCATGAGCACATCCATTGCCAAAACTCTGATTGCGCGTGGCCTTTGAGCCGCCACTTTTGCGTGTCGCTGCCGTCATGCACGAAGAACATTGCGAGCATCTCGACATACGTCATCACGCCCAGAAACTCGGCGTGGTTGCCCAGTTCCATGAAGTCGTTAGGCGCTGGCGTCGCGGTCGCGGCAAGCCGGAACGGAATAGCGCGGCACCCTTCAATCAAGGCATTGCGCGTCGCGCCGGTGTAGCTTTTCAGGATGCTGCTTTCATCCAGAACAATGCCGCCAAAGGCTTCAAGATCGAAGCGCGGCAGCTTGTCATAGTTGGTGACATAGACGCCCGTTGACACGTCATCACGGCTTGCGGCGCGCGTGACGGGCAATCCAAACCGCGCGCCCTCGGCAACAAACTGCGCCGCGACGGCAAGTGGCGTCAGGATAAGGACGGGCTTGCCGGTAGCCTTTGCGACTTCCGTTGCCCATACAATCTCCATCAATGTCTTGCCCAGACCAGTGCCAGCGAAGATAGCCGCACGGCCACGGCGCAACGCCCACTTCACAATGTCGGACTGATAACCGAACAATGCAGGATGCAGCGTCTCGATATTGGCAAGCCCCGTAGCAGGGTCAACCGATGCCTTGCGCGCGAGATATTCCTGATAGTTCATCCCTGAAAACCTTCGCTAAAAGTGAAGCCCGCGCGCCGCGCCGCCAATGCGAGCAATTCCGGCTCGGTCATCGTCATGCGCCCTACCTTGAATAGACCGATAGCGGCCTTGCCCGCGACAGTCTCAGCGCGATATACGGGCGCGTAAATCCGTTGCAGCGCGCGCATGGCCATGCTGACAATATCGGCTTTGGCCTCGGGGATAAGCACGGCCTT